TTTTTCATCTTGGCGATCATACGCCAAGTAAACAATAGCGCCAAATCGATACGTTGTTTCTCACCCTCGGAAAACGAGTCGTAAGAGAACGAATCTCTATGACGTGATTTAATTGTTTCGGAAAATGCTTCGTCCAAATGGAATGATACGAAGAAGTCCAGAACTTGCAAGTACTGGTTTACAAGCTTATTTATAACTGGTAAGTACTGCTTTATGATTTTTGTTTTAATGCCAGTGTCTTTTAGCATTTCAAGGATAACACTATTATAAGTCAGTTGTTCGTTAATGTACAACCGTTTTTCAAATAATGTTGCTTTTTCTTCCTTGAGTTGTTCTAGTTCTGTTTTGGATTTTGCTACATCACCATCATTGCCGCGTATTTTTGATATGGCATCGGACAAATTTCTAATCTGTCCTTGCAACCGTACGATTTCACGATTGTTGCCAGATATAAGTGCGGTTTTGGTTCTGACATCATTTGAGGCATCGTTGAGCCGTTCAAGAGTTGATTCCACAATAGCCGACTGGTTAGCGACATCGTCCAAAGCTTTCTGTATCTCTGATGCTTTGGATCTGGCGGTGGAGAGTTTCTCCGATCGTAAGTCCTCGTCAATATCTTGGGAACATGAGGGGCACGTATCATTTTCCTCATAAAACTTTGAGTCTTTAACAAGCTGTTTGATTTTTTGGTTGAACTCTGCGTTGTAGTGAAGAAGCGTCTGCTTCTTATCGTGGTTCTCTTTGAGAGCTTCTTCAAGGCCGGCCGAAAGCTTTTCAATTTCTTCGGACGTTGCATTGTTTTCATGCTGTAAGTTCGATATTGAGTCTTCGGCGAGGAAGATTTCATTTTCTTTTTCATCGATCTGATCATTACTTAATGCCTCCACTTCTTTAATGTACTTGGACTGTAAGTCAATCTTTTCCTTCGATAGTTCAAGCGCATAATCAACATCTTTTAGCTGATCCTTAAGGATACCATTTTTTTCTTTCAAGATGCTATTCATTTTAGAAAATACGTTAATGTCCAGAAGATCCTCGATAACATCCCTACGATTCTGCGCTGACAGCTGCATGAAAGGAATGAAGGAAGAAGAGCCGAGCACAACAATCTGATGGAAGCTTTTATGATTAAGCTTAATGATGTTTTGTTCGAGGATCTTCTGGTACTCTTTAGCGTGGGAGGACTGGTTAATCATAGTCCCATCTTTCCAGATTTCAAACTTACCTGGTTTGATTCCACGCACAACTTTAAAATTCGATCCGGCTACAGTAAACTCAACCTCTACCTGACAATCTTTATTGTTAATGGTATTAATCAGTTGGGGTTTACTAATATTCCGGTGTGCTTTACCAAATAGTGCAAATGATAAAGCATCTAATAATGTGGATTTGCCTGCACCATTATGGCCAATGACCAATGTGGTCTTATGGCTTGTAAAGTCTACAGACGTCCAGCTATTTCCTGTCGATAGAAAATTTTTCCACCGTAAAGTTTTAAATAAAATCATGCTATTTCTAAGGTTTGTGCCTCAATCATGAGATCATGCATTTCTTTTTTAATGCGGTCTCTATCCAATTCCGTATCTACGTTATCAATATAGGAATTAAGTAATGTGCTTGTGTCTTCGAGTGATACACTTTCATCCTCAACCTGATCGCCAACAAATTCTGAAAAGCTTTCTTGAATCTTGAGTTCGTGTATTTTCCTATTCTGTATTCTATCAATAAATCGGTCAAATGTAAACAGCTCAGATTTATTAATTACAACAACTTTAACAAATTTTTCGTCTAGGTCGGAGAGGTCATAATCATTAAAATCATACTTAGAATCATCGTAATAGATACGATGGAAAAGAGTATGGGGATTACGAATAGGTGTAAGTTCTCGAGTTTCTGTATCCAACGTATGGAAGTACTTTTTATCATGTGCATCATTCCAATAAAATTCCATCTGTGATCCGAGGTAATGGATATTACCCTTTGCAGATTTTGTATGGTAATGTCCAGACAACACCATTTCAAATCTGCTAAAGATTGATGGATCCATTCCGTGTGGTGCTTCAATACCTTTCATCATTTCATAACCAGCCAATTCAAGGTGGCCACCTAGCATATCAGCTTTACAGTTTTGAACAAAGTGCATGGACTTATCATAGTTCTCATTACAAATCCAAGGGAGCATTGCAAACTGTAATCCATCAAGATCAATTACAGTTGGATCCATGTGGATAGTAATTTCACCCATGTAATGGCCGAGTAATTCTTTTAAGGAGTTTAGCTCATTTGTATTTTTGTAATAGGTGTCATGGTTACCAGGAATGATATGCATGTGCATACCGTACTCTCTTAGTTTTGTAAGAAATGACTTACGATACCTGTTAAGAGCACGGAAGTTAACAAACTTCCTGTTATCGAAAACATCACCAAGGTGAACGATAGTCCGAATATTATGTTCCAAAAGATAAGGAAAAAATACATCGCTATAGAACTTTTCCGCGTTATCGATAAATACGTCAGAGCTATTGCGAATGCCAGCATGAGTGTCATTTAAAATTGCTACTTTCAATTTCTTGTTCTACCTCTAAAATTTTCTCTTTCAAAGCAAGCTTTTTCTTTTTTAAAGCTTTTGCCTCCAAACCAGGATACCTACCAAGTTCAGAAATCATTTCATCTAATTTAGCATGAGAAGCTTTTAGACTTTTCAAATAAGATTCTTTAGTCGTCGTCATCGATGAACCTTTGTAAATCAGAGTCGACTTTTAGTACACGTTTCCGGCGAAGTTTTTCTTCTTTCATGTACACTTTAAACTCTGTATCTTTTTCTTTAACCTTGTCAATCCGATCCTTTAGTTGATCGAGGAAAGAGTTGACAACGCTCGCTGCTTGTGGATCATCAGCGCCATAAACATGTTGTTCTAGACCACTCTGAGAAATGTATTTGAGTTTGACGTCTTGTTGTTTCTTTTCTTTCGCAATACGGCGTAGAAAAGCATACCACGAGATTTGAGTGAAATATGCAAAAGCATTTGGATTCCCTGTTCTAGTTGCAGCTTCAATATTATAATTCTCAATAGCACGTAAACAATTTTCAACAGCATCCATTACCATCTCTTCACGGTACGTATAACGAATAAAGTTAGACTTGTGAGAAAGACCTTCTGCAATACGCAGGAAACAAGACGCAATATAATCCGGAACCTTGGGTAAAGGTTCTTCCTTTTGTTTTGCTTCTGCTAGAACTTTACAGTATTCAACAACAGCGTTGGAAAACTCTTTGTTGTTAACATAATGTATGCTTTTTCGTTTAGACATAATAAATCCTTTTCCAATAATACTATTATAATCAAAATGTGGAGAGATGTAAACTAAAAAAATTTACGAAAAAGTGCATTTTTGGGGTTTACAAACCTGAAAAATGTGGTAGAATAAATCTAAGGTTTTTTGGAGTGGGTGGATACTAGTGGATTGTATCTTTAGGTTTTGCACTAAATTGGATAATATTGCTTTCCGCTGAATCAGAAACATCTCTCATCTGCGCGCGAATACGTTCAACTTCTGCTGTAATCTTTTTTTCTAATTCATCATCACTCATGTTTTCTGTTTCAACAACATTTTTATATTGCTCTACCAATTGAGTAGCAGGGATTGCTGTAGTAACAATGTGTTGAGTGTTTACAGATTGGAACAATGCTGAATTGTTTTGTAAGCACATAAAAGGACGTAGTGTAAAGATTCTTGTATTTGAACCAGGTGGTTCCATTGAAATGATTTTATATATGTTACGGACAATAAGTTCTACTGATTCATCGTCATCGTCCCACTCAAGAACTTCGCAGACGATTTCATCTCCGGTCGACATTCTCATATGTCTTATTCTATCATCGTTCATTCTATGTCCACCTTTATCACTTTGTAGTTAAATTGTTCTTTATCATATATACGGATACGTTCAGCAGAATGCATTAATGTGTAATTGTTTCTTGTTTGCCAGTGCAAGTCGTCTGCGATATCATAGAGCTGCGTAGTCCTACCATCGTCCGATTTTCTAAGTCCTCTTCCAATTGATTGCAAGACTTTAATCTGTGACTTTGAGGGAGAAGCGAATACGATATTGTGAAGATTCCGAATATTAATCCCAGTACTAAAAGTGCCAAGGGAAGCCACGATAATTGCATCATTTTGTTTCTCCACAATTTTTCGGATTGCTTCACGATCTGAAGTCGCAACTTCACCAGAAACGAAGAAAACTTTCCTACCTTCCTGTACCTTACTATTTATCATCTCATAGAGAGGCTTTCCATGAGCGTCCACACGATTAAATAAGATGAGAGTATTTCCTTGAGCATCCAAAGCGAGATTACGAATGAGCCTGTTACGAGTAGCATTTCCAATAATGAAGTCAATTTCTTGTTGGTATGTCTGCTTTCCAAAGTTCTTCCTTACCTCCTCTGAATAATTTAACAATAATACTTTAATGTCTAAAGGTGCTAAAGTATCATCGTCTTGTAATTTTTTCGTAGTTGTTACCTTGTAAACTGGACCAAACAATCCCTCAAGGACGAGTCGATGTGTCTGTGTACCGTCCAAAGTACCGGTTGTGCCAAAGCGATATTTTGCCTGTGTTGCTTTGTTCATAATAGATGATAGTGATTTTGACTTAAAGCCATGACACTCATCACCAATTACCATACCAAATTTTTGAAACCATTGTTTCGGAAACTTGTAAATACTTTGCCATGTTGAAATAATAACACGTTTATTTGTATTCTTATCCTTACCAGAATAAATCCGATGTACCGCGTTTTCAACATTCATATTATAGTCTTTAAAATCATTGTACATTTGTTCAACCAAAGAAGTAGTTGGCACAATAATTAATATTTGCTGTTTATCTTCAATCATTGACATATAATATTTCAATATCAGATAAATAATAAACGATTTGCCTGAACCTGTAGGAGATAATAAAATTGCGCGTGTGGATTTTAAGCCCACTTTTATTGCTTCTTCTTGGTAGCTGCGAGGTCGGAATGGTAAATACTGAGCCTCGTTGTCGAGCCATAAGTCCCACTCGGGAATTGTGTGAGTTTCGCCAGGTAATCCGTACACGTTATGCGGAATCGTGGAGACGGTGTAGTTACGTTCAGACGCGAATTTTTGAATATGGGTATATAGACCAGCAGAAATCTCATACGTCATGTTATTGAACAAGCGTATCTTACCATCCCACATCTTATTACGGTAAGCAGGCATAAACTTATAACCAGGAACATAAAAACTAAAGTACTCAGAAAGCTCCTGAGCAATGCCACGATCAGTGTCGACATATAGCATACTATAGTTAATAAGTTCTAGGTTAATATCAGCCACTATCCACCTGCTTCAAATTGTTTCCATCTTATAATGTTACCGACAGTTTGGTGTCTCCATTTCAAAGAATCTACAATTTCTGTTAGAGTTTCCACAATTGTTTTGTAATATTGGATTTTTTCTTCTGACTTCTGAATCTCAGGATCCGAGTCATAGTAGTAATCCATCTCTCCTTTCAATACCTTCAAGCCATCAAAAGGATCATAGTTCCATCCTTTTTCTTCAATAGTTTCCTTATCCATCTTACCATTATAATATAACCATTTGTCTTTTAGCAAAACTTTTTGAGATGCTTCAGCACGTTTCACTTGTAACTTTGACAGTGAAAGTAGTTGTAGGTATTTTGCATGGAGTTTTGGCGTGTCTCTTGATACATCATCTAAACGTGAGTTATCAATTACACAGTCTTGTTGCCATTGTTCAAGAATGGATTGCAAATCTAACATAATATAAAGCTTTCAATTAGGTAATATTGAAGTAAGTAAATCTAAATGTTACTGGTAGTACTATATATCCCTCTGCATTCTGAGTGGATAAATCAAGGAAACCAAGTGATGTTGGGACACAGTCAATATAACGAATTGTTCTGACTACGTTATTTGCTGAGTTTAAAATTTGTACAGTAATATCTGCTTCATGTGGAGGAAGCTGTTGAGTCCTATCCAATGGATTAGGCATCTCTTCTTCTACAATACGTGACAACCAATTATACATCTCAATATATGAGTTCATATTTTCATCAAGGATAAGGTTAATTGTTAAGTCACCAAAGGTCAGCTTATCTGCCGGCATATGGATACGAGAAACACGCTTATAGCTCAACTCAGCAGCAGTTGCATCTACTGTTGGATGAGCAATATTCTGTGCAAAGAACTCCAGGTTAGGGAAGTTCTTCCGATCAATTGTCAACTTAAAACCATTTGGCTGTAGTAAGTTAATATTATTCAGTGCACTTGACACGTTTGTCTTACTAGCCGAAACAGTAGCTGAAGGATTAAGTGTAGCCATTACTATCTCCGGAAATCTTTAGACTATTTATATAACAAAAAAGGGGCTGCCTAAGCAACCCCAGTGTTATGCCACAAAAGGCACAACTTGTTTACTCCCATTCAACTTTAACACCAACTTTATGTTCAGCTGTTTTCACAGCTTCTTCAAAAGTTTCAAAGCACATAATGCTTGGCATATCATGATTCAAGTTGCCTTTTGACATAAACAGCTCAAAAACGTTTTCCTCAAACTGAGTGATTCGTACAGGCTTGATTGAGTTAGTTGCAAAGTTTGCACCATCTACAAAGTTAAATTCCATAATCATAGCTTACTCCTTCATTCCTTATAGATTTAATATAATCATTTCTTTTGAAATGTAAACCCCTAAAATGCATTTTTTTGTGAAAAAAACGTAAGTGATTGAAATTAAACAAAACAAAAAAGGGGGGCCGAAGCCCCCCAGTTTCTTTCCGCTAACTCTTAGTCTTACGCTAGGATGTTGTCCACGCGGAAGATGCGGTAGTATTGGTTAGTCTTAGCAGTTGCCAGACCGTCCGAAGGTGAGCTACCAACAAATGGGTTTGAAGCCATGCCGTAACGAGTTTTGAACCCGATACGTGGTTGGAAGTCATTTTCACCAACTGCACGGACCATTGTTAGTGGTACGTATGGGCAGTAGAATACACCAGCGTCATATGGGTTAGTACCTTTGTAACCAACAGTTACGAAGTCTGTAGTTGCATATGGGTCAATGTAAACTTTTGTGCGGCCGTTAAGAACACCAGCAAATGTGTTGCCTGTGTCATCAACGTTCAAGTTTGTTGCCAATGCAGGAGCATAATCCAACATACCTGAAGCTGCTAGAGCTGACGCAACGTCTGAAGACGCGATGATGAAGTTACCTTTACCACGGCGTGTTTCTTTTGCGATTTGGTTTGCTTCACGTTCGATTTGAACGATCAAGCCTTTGAATTTTTCAACTGACCAGCGGCCGTCAGCATCTGTTGACATGTCAAAGATACCGTTGATTGCTGTGTTACCTGTTGAAGCACCAGTCTTAGCTTGTGAGTTAACTGTACGGATAACTTCACGGTTGATTTCAGCCAAGATTTCTGTTGACAGAATGTTTGACAACTCTGTCTCTGCGTCAAGACCGTGAATCGCTTTCAAGTCTTGTGCTAGTTCTAGAGTGTATTCTGCTTTCAACGCACGTGACTTCGCAGTCACTGTCGCTTTTTCGATGGTGAAGCCCATCTCTGCGAACGCTGTCTCACCAGTTGTACCTAGTTGTTCAGCATTTGCTGTTGACATACCAGCACCAAAGTCAGGACCAGAACGTGAATCGTTGATTGTTGAATCAGCGTTTCCATCTGTTAGACCATTCAAGCCTGAAGGCTCTTGTGTCTGTGTGCCGTTTGAATCGCCAGAGAAGCCTGTGATTGCTTCGTTGAATAGCGCTTCGTTACCTGATGTTGCACCAGCACGTGTTGTTTTGTAGTTTGATTTCATTGCGAAGATCAAGCCTGTTGGGCCTGTCATCGGCTGAACACCACAAACGTCATACGCCATTAGGTTTGGCATAGAACGACGTACAAGTGAAATTAGTACTGGGTTCCAGTTTGCTGCTGAACCAGTGTTGTTAGCTGCGGCATCTTCGTTTAGGAAGTTCTGGCGTGCGCCTTCTTCTGCCAATGCTTTTTCTGTGTTCTCCAGAACGGCCGCTGTAACCGCACGCTTGTGTGCGTCTTGGATTTTACCAGCTGACTCTTCGTTCAATACTGGAGACCATTTCTCTACGAGACGATCATAAGTTTCCATAATTGGATCTCCTTAGTTTAACTTATTTTTGAGTTGATTTACGGATTGCTGCAAGATATTGAGCCATTACGTCTGAAACTTCTTCTTGGATAGCTTCGCCATCTTCGTCTGTTTCTTCTTCAATTGTTGACTCAACTGCTTTCTTTGAGAAGTGTGATTCTTTGACGATTTTTACTTTTTCAGCAAATGTTTCTTCGTCTTCAAAATCAATACCCTCTACCAATGATGCAAGCTTTTCTACTTGAGTTTGAGCTAGATCACGTGATGCTTCACGAATGATTGCTTCACGCTTATATGTTTCTAGTTCTTCGCCCAATGCAATTGCTTTTGCTACAGCGTCATTGAAGTTTTCTTCTAGTTCTTCATTTTCTGCTGTTAGCTCATCAATTAGGTCGACTTTGGATTCTGGAACTTCAACATAAGACTCAGTGAACACATCTTTCAATTTGTTCATGAAGCCTTCTGCGATTTCTGTACGTAGGCCAGATTGGATCGCAACTTTGTTTTCTTCCATCCAAGACTCAACCACATAGTTGAGGTAGCTGTCAACTTTTTCGACTAGATCTTCTTTTGTTGAAGCAAGCTCAGTTTGTAGTTCCTCAGCATATGCTTCTTCCAAACGATCGATCTCTTCTGAAAGTTTTGATTTTACCGCTGCTTCGAACAGTACAGCTGTTTTGGCTTTAAACTCTTCTGAAAGAGTTGCCTCAGATTCAACCAATGCATCTAATTCATTTGAATAGTTGAATTCTACCATTGAAGCGACTTCGTCAGCTTCTTCAGCTTCAACTTCTTCACCCATAAACTTGGATAAGCGACCTGCTAGTTCTTCTTTTTTCATTTTAGACATAGCTTGGTACGCCGCATTGATCATGCCAGCTTTTGTTTTTGGCATTGGTTCGCTGTTAGCTTTGTCGCCTTTACGCTTTTTAGCTTTAGGGCCAGCATCGCCAGCAGCATCAGTCGCATCAATCGACTGTTGTTCTGCGTTTTTTGGATCGTGAGCTTCTTCGATTTCTGTCTCGTCGAGCTCAACATCCTGGTCTTGTACTTGATCAGTCATGTTTGACTCCTTATTATAGTTTAGTTTTCAATAACGAGAGGAAATTCTTGAACTCACGAGTCTGAACCTCATAAAGGTCAGAACGCGGAGCACGTTTAATTTCAGTCTCTATTTTTTCAATTTCTTGAGCTTCAATGATGCCATTATTCCAAACCCACTCAACACCTTCCATAATTCCATTAACAAATGCTTCTGGTGCAGATGGATCTTGTACGATATCAACCGTATTAAGCATAAAGTCATCTTTGACATACATGGCACCGCCACGTTTCTCAAGGCTACCCATACCACGAGTTGAGACACCTAATTGAACACCACCTTCAAGTAATCCTTTAACGATATTACCCATTGGAGTATCCAAAATTCGTGCCTTACCCATCACATTATTTCCCTCAAACTTGAGGTCAGTAATAAGATGGGATACTTTATCCAAGTTAACAGTCGGTCCATCAGGGTGATTCAATTCACCCACCGCTCTGTTCTTGGAAACCTGATCGTCAACGTATTTTTTAACCGCTTTTTCCATCACTGCTTGAGGATAAATGCGGCCGTTGCGATTTTTAGACTCAGCCATCGCAAAGATACCTTCGATGATATGGTTCTTTGAACCATCTTCTTTTCTTTCCACGATGCACTGGACATCGGTATCTTTAAATTCAGTAATTAGCTTCATCTATGTATACCTTTAAATTCAGTAATTATACTTTATTTATACAAATTAAAATTTGTACTAATAAAAAGTTTTATTCTTCTTCTGGTTCCTCAGATGCTGCCATACCAGCTTCGATTTTACCGTCTTGATTCATGTCTTGAATTTCTTCAAAGTCTTCATCTTCAATCTCGGCATCAGCTAGCATTGCATCGAGTTCTTCATCGCTAATATCGTCTTCGACTTCATCAGCAACTTCAGCACCATTAAACACTTGATCTGCAACTGCAATCTTTTCTTGGTCTAAAGCATCATTTACTTTAGCACCCAACAGTTCATTAAACATTGGACCAGCTTTACTAAAGTCTTGGTCAATCACTGCATCAAGAAAATCATTGATCTCTGTCATCTTCATCTCCATTTTCTTCTGGTTCTTCAATTTCACCAGACTTCATTTCATCGTCAATCTGGTCTTTCATTTGTTTGATAGCATCATCATCCATCTGTAAGACGTTTTTCATTACCCATTCTCTAGAGAAATATTCACCAACATATTGTTGCATTTGGTCAAGAGTTTGGATTCTATTAGTTAATAGTTCTGTGTCTTTTAATTCCGTAAAGTGGTTATCACGGATATAATCGACAACAATATCATTTTTCCAGTTGTCCCAATCTTCTTCAGTAATAATACCCTTAATGATTAATTGTTTCTTTAGGATACCATAGAATAAGATAGAAAAACGGTTTCTTAAACGGTCAATAAACTTTTGGAATTTTAATTCATCACGTGTAATCTCTGTAGATCTGCCAAGTGAGAACTGTGCTTCTTGTTCCAAACGATTAATAGGGACATTCAAAGATCTATATAGGCGTTTTTGGAAGTAGATAATATCGTCAATCTGACCTAGGTTTTCACCACCAGGAAGTGTAGTGATTTCTGTACCTCTTCCACCTTCACGGCGAGGCAACCAAAAATCTTCTAGCATTGACATATGTTTACGATCATCTCTGATCTGACCAGTGTTTGCATCATATACAAGTTTGTTACGATACTTAGCCATGATGTCTTTCATATATCCTTCGGCCTTACCCCTTGGCAAGTTACCTACATCAATATAAAAGATTCTACGTTCTGGAGCACGAGCCAAACGATAAATGACAAGTGAGTCTTCCATCATACGTAGTTGGTTAATTGGTTTTAGTGCCTTATGTAAATGAGAAACAACTCTACGACGGTCAACATCAAGCAAACCTGATGTAACATAAGAAATAGCGTCGTTTGAAATCTTTACACCTTGGTTTGTTCCACCAGGCTTTTCTTGGTAAATATAAAATTCATTTACCTTTTCAACAACAGATGCGCCAGTTACAGGATCTTTTGACTTTTTAACTTCTTTAACCTTACGGATTTTAGAAGCATCAATAGGACGGATCTCTTGGATACCAGACTTTAGATTCTTTTCATCCACAACTAAGTGGTGGTATAGTCTTCCATCAATATACCAACGTCTAAACATCTCATGGCCCATCTCCTTGAAGTTGAG